ACATGATACACTGTCAACTGAGAGTGATGTCTGGCCCGAAACCCACATCTATCACATGTGGGTTTTTTCTTGTAGCCGGCTGTTTGCCATCTAGGCCGTGCTGGCTTGATTCTTTTGTCTTGCCTAATACACATATTACACCGACTGCGATAGTACAGTTTTTCACGGTGATATCCATTTATGGCAGCGGGATTTTTATTGCAAACCTTGCATAGCGGTCTCATACGACTATTTATTGATTAGACCTTGATTAAGGCAGCCGTAACGGCCAGAATTTTGAACTATCGAATAAATATCAGTATCCAATTTTAATAAGGAATCACCATGGCACTAGTATCCCCCGGCGTAGAAGTCACAGTAATTGACGAGTCGAGCTATCTTCCTGCAGCCACAAATTCAGTACCATACATCTTGTTGGCCACTGCACAGGACAAAATTTCTGGTACAGGCGCAACTGTTGCACCAGGTACTTTAGCAGCTAACGCAGGCAAAGTATTTTTAATCACTAGCCAGCGAGATCTAGCGGCTACATTTGGTAATCCATTCTTTTACAAGACATCAAACGGCACACCCATCAACGGTTACGAATTGAACGAATATGGCTTGTTGGCAGCTCACTCAGTGTTGGGCGTCAGTAACCGTGCGTATATTCAACGTGCCAACATTGACCTGTCAGCTTTAACCGCCAGTCTAGTGCGTCCAACTGGTGCACCCAACAACGGTACATACTGGTTAGATACCAGTGTTACACAATGGGGTATCAACCAGTGGAATTCAGTCACAGGTTCCTTCCTTGTAATCACACCAACTGTGATCACAGACACAGCCCAACTTGACGGTGGCATTCCTGCTGCCAGTGTTGGTTCCATTGGTAGTTATGCTGTGGTAGCAACAAACAGCAGCAACCCAGTGTACTGGAAGAACTACACTAACGACTGGGTATTAGTAGGATCCGATGAGTGGAAACTGTCGTGGGCCACTGTGCAAGGCACAGAGAGTGTGACTGGCGCAGCCCTAACAAATGGTAATACTCTAATTATCAACGGTGTAGAAATTACTATTGGTGATAGCCCCTACACTAATACTCTTGCTAGCCTAGTAACGCAAATTAACGAAGCAGATATCACTGGTATACACGCCAGTGCTGACAGCAGCAACCGTTTCCAGCTAGAGTGCGACAGCACAGCCGAAGCTGACGGTTCGACCGGTGACGGCGGTATCATCAACATTGATCCACTAAGTACAGCTGGCCTGTTGACAACCTTAGGTATCGAAGCCAAAACATACTATGGTCCAGCACTACAACAAAGCCCCAGCTACACAGTGCCACGTTGGAGAAGTACAGATGACCAACCAAGACCTACTGGTAGCATTTGGAACAAAACAACAGCAGTGAACTTGGGAACCAGCATCAACGTCAAGGAATACAGCAGCACTCTTGGCACATTTGTTCAAAAGTTGGCTCCTGTTTACCAAAACGATCAAAGCGCCAACGCTTCGCTAGATCCAGCTGGCGGCGGTCGTAACATTGCAGCTGGCACACTGTACACACAGTACAACGTGAGCCCTGAAGACAACGGCGCCAGCGGTTGGAACAACACATTCACCCTCAAGGTATTTGAACGTCTCACACAAGATGCAACCATCATCACTGGCGATGACACTACTCCTGTATTTGTAAACGGAAACCAGTTTACAATTCAGACTAGTACAGCTGGAAGTACTGCATTGACCACAGCAGTTACAGCCACAATCAGCGGCACTACTGCTGCTGATTTTGTTGCTGCTGTTTCTGCTGCCAACGTTGCCAACGTCAGTGCCACAGTTAACGCAGCCGGCGCCATTGTGTTTAATCAAACCCGCGGCGGAGTTATTGTGCTGAAAGACGTTACTGGAACTCCAGTTGCTGCTGCCGGTATCAATACCAACGTGACAGGTGTACGTTTGGCTGGTGAAGATGCTGGCTTGATCCTGTCAAACTGGGTAGCACTTGAGTACACAGCCAGTGCTGTTGCTCCTGATCAAAATCCTGTCAACGGTACTTACTGGTACTATTCGGCCACAAACCAGGCTGACATCATGATCAACAATGGTACTGCCTGGGTAGGTTACCAAACACTCAGCAATGACGTGCGTGGTTACAACTTGACAGTGACAGATCCAGCAGGCCCAATCGTTTCAGTCACAGCTCCAACACAACAAAGCGATGCTACACCTTTAGTGTACGGCGACCTGTGGTTGGATACCAGCAACTTAGAAATTTACCCTGTGCTGTATCGTTGGGAAATCATCAACGGTGTAGACCAGTGGGTCCAGATCGACAACACAGACCAAACCACTGAAAACGGTATCTTGTTTGCAGATGCACGTTGGGCTCCAAACGGCACAACTGATCCAATCACAGGCAACATTCCCACAATCACCAGCTTGTTGACCAGCAGCTACTTGGATATTGATGCTCCTGACGCAACCATTTATCCAGCTGGCACACTGTTGTGGAACACACGTCGCAACGGCTTTAACGTGAAGACATTCCAGGTTGATTACTTTAACGCAGCTGACTTTTCTGTTAGCTCATACGACAGTGCCACAACTTATGCTGTTGGCAACAAAGTTCTTTTCAACGGTGTGATTTATGTTGCTATTGCAGCAGGTACAGGTAACTTGCCAACCAATACCAGTTTCTGGTCAGTGTTGGAAACCAATGCTTGGGTCAACGCCAGCGGCAACCGTGCAGATGGTTCGCCATACATGGGTCGTTTGGCAGTGAGAACTATTATTGTGGCTGCGCTGAAATCAGCAATCAACACACAAGATGCCTTGAGAGAAGAACAAAATCAATTCAACTTGTTGGCTTGCCCGCAGTATCCTGAACTGATTACTAACATGGTTGCACTCAACAACGAGCGCAGCAACACAGGATTCATCGTAGGCGACACACCTTTGCGTTTGGATGCTTCAGGTACAAGCTTGGCAGCTTATGCTGCAAACACAGATGTGTTTGCTGAAGATGGTGTTGCAGTAACTGATCAGTATGTTGGCTTGTTCTACCCCAGCTGTCAGACAGTTGATCTAACAGGCAGCCCAGTTGTACAGCCACCAAGCCACATGATGTTGCGCACAATCGTACGCAGCGACGAAGTTGCTTTCCCATGGTTGGCACCTGCTGGTACACGACGTGGTTTGATTGACAACGCTGACGCTATTGGTTACGTTAACAGCCAAACAGGCGAGTTTGTGACTATTGCCACAGGCCAAGGCATACGTGATGTGTTGTATGAAAACAAGATCAACCCAATCACATTCATCCCAGGTTCGGGTATTGTCAACTACGGTAACAAGACAATTGCTCCTAGCCCAAGTGCATTGGATCGCATCAACGTGTCGCGTTTGGTTGCATTTATCCGTGGACGCTTGAACGAGATTGGCAAGACATTTGTGTTTGAACCAAACGATCAGATCACACGCAACGAAATCACTAATGCTATCACAGGACTCATGATAGACTTGGTCAACAAGCGTGGTATCTACGATTACCTGGTTGTTTGCGATTTGAGCAACAACACACCATCACGTATCGATCGTAACGAACTGTATGTTGATATTGCAATTGAGCCTGTCAAGGCAGTTGAATTCATCTACATTCCGGTTCGTATCAAGAACACAGGCGAAATTGCTGCTGGCAACGTAGCTAGTTCTGCTGTGGTATAAGCAGGTAGCGGTAAAATAAAAATGGGGCTCAAAATGGCCCCATTTTTTTTGGTCGTGAAGATCATAAATAATTGCATATAGGAGATACACAATGGCCGTTTCATCACTAACTAGAATGACAGTGCCTTTGGCGAGCGATCAAAGCAACCCAAACCAAGGTCTGTTAATGCCCAAACTAAAATATCGCTTTAGAGTGATATTTGAAAACTTTGGTGTTTCAACACCAAGAACAGAATTAACCAAACAAGTCATGGACTTTACTCGTCCAACAGCAACATTTGAAGAAATCACAATTGACTTGTACAACAGCAAGATGTACTTGGCTGGCAAAGCCAGTTGGGAAACAATCACAATTAACTTGCGTGATGATGCAGGTGGTCAAGTTCAGCGTCTGGTTGGCGAACAGTTACAGAAGCAAATGGACTTTATGGAACAGGCATCAGCCAGTTCTGGTATTGACTATAAGTTTGTGACCAAGTGCGAAATCCTAGATGGCGGCAACGGTCTTTCAACTCCCACTGTGCTGGAAACATGGGAAATGTACGGCTGCTTCTTGACCAGCGCCAACTACGGTGACCTGAACTACGGCACAAGTGAGCCAGTCACAATTGCTCTGACCATGCGCTATGATAACGCATTGCAGACACCGTTGGGCACTGGTGTTGGTACTCCAGTCGGCCGTACCCGTGGCGACGTAGTAACTGGCCCAACATCTGGTATCGGACTGTAATACCGCACAATGGCATTTGGTCAAGGCGTAAACCTATATCGCAACAACAACGACGAAACCCTTAGAGACTATGCACATGCCTCTAAGGCGTTTCGCACCAACGGATATGCCAATGCACCACGTCTGAAATTTTTATTTCACACGTATTTTACCATAAACACTGCCAATATACCACCACTACAAAACATATACGGTGCCGGACAACTGAGCACACTTGGCGTGCTAGTAAAAACTGTACAGCTTCCGCAGTTTAAGATAGCCACAGACACACTCAATCAGTATAATCGCAAACGAGTTATACAAAAAAAGATTGACTACGAGCCTGTACAAATTGAATTTCACGACGACGGCGGCGATCTTATTCGCAGCATGTGGTACAA